ACTCATAAGATCACATCAACCAAAATTAATGCTGATCTTACACCCAGTGTTAGCAGCTTGGGCGAGAGACGAAGTTTGTGACGTTAATTATCTGCAAGAGACAATCCCGCAACGCAAAGCCGGCGTGCTTATGGATTGGGCTGATACCATGTGCGAAGAGGGTATCCTTCAAGCACTTGAGCAAGACGGGGTCGTAACATATCTACCGACGCGCGAGATCTTGTACAAAGTGTTTGAAGGAATGTCCTTCCTGTTTGATTTTTTCGAGCACTTATTCGAAGAGGTGCCAGCCGCCCAAAGGTGGCACGTCTTCCGCGTTCAACTGCTGCCAAAAAGAGAGCGTAACCAGCACGCACCTTTGTATGCTTTAGGATAACTATGTGATACGATATTGACTTTTTGTTAACGTTTCCGTTATAGATGTGCTTGGGAAGCACAAAGGAGACAGAAACGTGACATCAGAGTTTGACCAATTGCCCGATTGGGCAGAGCAATTTAATTTCACCGCACATAGTCCCAGCGGGTCAGCCCGACCCAACTGTAAAGAGTTTTTCGAAAAAGTCATAGCGAGACCGGCGAGGCTTTATGCCCCGCCCGGTTGTCGCATGACTGCTGGCAAGGTCTGCGAGGCATATGCCAAGGACGTTGTCATTGATGGCATGGCCGAAAAAGAGGCATTCCGAAAAGCCGTGGCGACTTTCGATGAGCATCGTGTGCTCGAACATGACCCATCCGATGCCGATCGGTTTTCGATTTACCGTGATGCGGTCTACGAGATCCCTCTTACCAAAGAAGAGAAAGCTGATGGAGTTGTACCCATCAGCGGCACCGTCCTCGAGCTGACCTGCAAACACACCGCTGAGGGTCTCAAAGAAGCTACCAAGGGCGCGAATCAAGTCGAGGATGGTCGATGGGTATCTGTGCAGCTTGACGGCGTGGAGCTGGATTTCATCGGCGAGATTGATGTTGAGGCGCAGGGTGTGGTCGAGATCAAGACCAAGTGGCCGAGCCTTTCGGAAAAATCCAAGCGCGGTTGGAACGTTAACTCACTGCCGGTGAGACCGATGCCAAACCATTTGGCGCAGTGCGCGCTTTATTGGAAATGGCTGCGTCAGCAATCAGACAACGTGCCGGTCAAACTCGTTTACGCAAATTGCAAAGGCTTTCGCGTCTTTGACAGCAGGGACTGCCCCGAGCTGTCAGAGGCAAATCTGGATTTGGCTCTCGACGGCCTGCGACGTGTCGCAAGCGCGCGCGAGAACCTGATGCGGGCGTCTGAAAATGTTGAAGAGCTCTTCAACCTCATCGCGCCCGACTTCAGTCACTTTATGTGGCAGGACGTGCCGCCTGAATACAGGCAGGCGGCTGAACAGCAATGGAGAAGATCATGACGTATATTTACACGAAAGATGAGCTCATGACCGTTGTCCGATGGCTCGAAGACCATCACAAAAATTCCGAGAGCCAACGATTGATCATCGAGAATGGTGATGATTTTGCGTATCTGAACGGTAAAGGCGATCAGGTGCATAACTTGCGCGCTGAAGAAACCGCGTTGCGATGCGTGCGGTCTATGGCTGCTGGAGAGCTGGGGCAGGTCAATGCCGGTCGCGGGTGAGTGGCTCTGTGGGATTATCGGGGCGATCGTCGTTTACGGCATCCTTCTGATTACATGACATACCCACATCAGCCGGGAGCGCGCGATCGCCACACCAGCATCGCCGCTGCCAACGCCATCGCTGACAAGGCACCCAACCTACGAGATGCCACGCTCATGGCATATCGATCTGCTGACGGCCTGACGGCTGATGAAGCAGCCGATGTTTTAGGGCTCTCGTACTTCTCGATCAGACCTCGAGTCACTGAGCTGGCCCGCATGGGTAAGCTCGAGGACAGCGGCGAGGTCCGACCTAATCACAGTGGAAAAAATGCAATCGTATGGAGGTTAAAATGGAAGCACGATCTTTTCAGTTAAACGACCGGGTGGAGTTTACGAACTACAAGGGCTCGAAGATAAGCGGTCGCATCATCAGTCGGACGTTTTACAACCCGATGCTGTATGACATCGAGACGGACCAAGAGTTTCGACCTGATCGCAGGATCATTAAATATGTAGAGGGGAGCCAACTGCATCATGTCAGTTAGTAACTACATAAAAGAAAAAAGTGGCGCTCTCTTCTACCGCTGC